GTCATGGGCTGCCCCAACACAGCACTCGGCTGGACTGGGGCACAGGATTTGTTCCGCCGCTATTCCAACGTCTTCTTCCAAGGCGAACAGCGCATGTCGTTTAACCGGATCGATATGGATGCCGATTTGTGGGATGGTGTCAGCGCTCTGAAGCCGGCAGTAACGACGGACAATACACATCCGAATGACTACGGTCATGGGCTGGTGGCTGTGAATCAAGCGTACCCAGCGCTGCGCAAAGCCATCCTCGGCTACTGATCATGACCCTCATCATCGAAACTGGCGCCGGCCTGGCGAATGCCGAGAGCTACATCTCGGTGGCCGACGCGACTGCCTACCACGCGAACCGCGGTAACTCGGCGTGGGCCGCGCTGGCCTCCGACACCGTGCGCGAGCAACTGCTGCGCAAGGCCACCGAGTATATGGTCGGCCAGTACCGCGACAACTGGAAGGGGCAGCGCACGAGCGTCACGCAGGCGCTGGACTGGCCTCGCTACAACGTGCAGTTGCCTGACGTCGGCTATGGTCGCTATGTCGCTTATGTGCAGCCGAACGTCGTCCCGGTCGAAGTGGCGAATGCTTGCGCCGTGCTGGCGCTGCAGGCAAGCAGCGGTGACCTCGCGCCCAACCTGGAGCGCACCATCAAGCAGGACACCGTCGGCCCGCTGACCACCATCTACGCCGACGGCGCGCCGGAGCGGCCGCGCTACACCGGCGTCGACAACATGCTGAAGGCATATCTGGCCGGCTCGGGAACCTCGGGGAAGTTGGTGCGCGGATGAGCGCTTATCCTGTGGTGAAGATCGAAGGCTGCGCAGTGTTCGAGAACACGTATAGCCACCAGGGCAAGGTCTGGTCGGTGACGAACCTCATCGCGCGCGCCAAGGATTTGGAGCCGTTCGACCTGCCACTTGCTGCGATCTACGCCGACACCGAGGTGTGGACGCCGACCGGATCGGCATACGGTATGGCTTTCCACATGCGCCGCGCACTCGATGTCGACACCAGCTATCCGGTGATTCTGTCGCAGGAAGGTTTCATCATGGACGGCTGGCACCGCGTGCTGCGCGCGCTGATCGACGGCAAGGCCACCATAAAGGCGGTCCGCTTCCAAAGCACACCGCCGCACGATTCCTTGGAGCCGAAGGCATGAGCGACTACGTCACCAAGGCCAAGAATGCCGACGCGACGTTTCGCCGTAAAGGCCAACTGCTGACGCTGACCTTCAAGCAGCCGGGCACGTATTCCGGCGGCCAGGTAGTTCCCGGCACGCCCATCGTGAAGCAAGCCTGGGGTATCGAGGAGGGCGTCACCGCGCGCGACCTGGGCGTCGGCGTCATCAACGGCACGCTGATCAAGTCCGGCGACCGCAAGATCCTGATGTCCGCGCTGGACGATACCGGCGCCGCGCTGCCGCAGATGAAGAACGAGGACCTGGTGCTGGCTGGTGGCGTGACCTACACGGTCAAGAACGTCGATCGCGTTTCCCCTGCTGGGATCACGGTAATGTGGTCCTTAGTTGCTCGGATTTAAGCGTCACCAAAGCCCGATGCATGAGCGAACGGGTAGTATTTCTGTTCGAACAGATGTGAGGCAATCAGAATGAAAATAGGCGATAAGTTTGGGATGCTATCGGTAATGGGGTTTGATCGCATTCCGTTAAAGCGAGGTATTCAGGTTCAAGTGAAATGCGACTGCGGTACTGAGAAATTGGTATCCAAAGGGAATCTGGCTTACGGGCGAACAACGTCGTGTGGCTGTGGTAGTCGAAAGCATTTCGCCGAAGTAGGGCAGATATTCTCTCGGCTGACCGTGGTTTCGTCTGACCTGCAGAAGACCGATCGCGGAACACTGGTGCTGTGCCGTTGCGAATGCGGCACTGAAAAAATGATAAATATTCTCAGTCTTCACGCCGGAGATACCAAATCCTGCGGATGCTTGAGGTCCGAGGTGTCGAGTTCGAAAGCCTTGCTTCATGGCTGCGTTGGCCGACCAGGATACAACCTGTGGCATGCAATGCGGTCACGGTGCTTAAATCCTGATGCATCTGGCTATGAAAACTATGGCGGTCGCGGCATTAAGATTTGCGACGAATGGCTTGATGATTGCCGGGCGTTTTGCGATTGGGTAGATGAAAACGGCTACGCCCCAGGTCTGGAGCTAGACCGGATCGAGAACGAAGGCGACTACAGCCCATCCAATTGCCACTTTACCACCAAGGTGACGAACATGCGAAATACTCGCAGCAACGTCTTTGTTTGCGCTTTTGGTGAAACCAAGACTGTCGCTGATTGGGCTGAAGACGCCAGATGTTCGGTCAGCTACGAGGCATTTCGCGAGCGGGTCAAAAAAGGTATAGCGCCTGAACTCGCGATGTCAGCAAAAGAGCAGCCTGGTGTGCCGCTGGCCGGCCGGATCTGATGGGCACGTTCGCGCTGCAGATTCGTGCATGGGTGGACAAGACGAAGGGCGATCTGGACACCGCCGTGCGCTACTGTGCGATGACGGTAGACGGCAAGCTGATGTACCGCTCGCCGGTAGGTGACCCGACGAAATGGAAGGTGAACCCCAATAAGCCGAAGGTCTTCGGTAAGTTCAGCGCTGTAGGGCCAAAAGCGAATTGGCAGATGGGCTTCATGAGTGGCGGCGCATCGACCTACCGCACATCGGGAGCTGGCTACGTTGGCGGGCGCTTTCGTGGCGCGTGGATGGTTTCCATCGGTACGCCAGATAATTCCGTCGGCACTGCGCTGGATACGGAGGGCAGGGCAACCCTGGAGGCGCACAAGGCGATCATCGCCGCGGCAAAGGCTGGCGACGTGATTCATTTCCGCAACAACATGCCCTATGCGGAGCGCCTTGAAAAAGGCTGGTCCCAGCAAGCTCCTCTCGGCATGGTCGCGTTGACTGTAGTCGAGTGGCAAACAATCGTTGACAACGTCGTCAACGGCATCCGCGCCGGCACCAGCGCCGCAGACTTCGCGCAGGGCTTCGAGACCTATTCCCTATGAGCATTCCGAATATCCGCAACGCGCTGGAGTCAGCGCTGGCCAGCATCTCGCCGGCGATCGACATCGTGCACGAGAACGGCGAGCGCTACGAGCCGCAAGAAGGCGTGCCGTATTGCGAGGCGTACCTGATGCTGGCTGAGCCGAGCAACCCAACGGTTGGCGAGCGCTTTTACCAGGAGATGGGCATCCTGCAGGTCAACCTGCAATACCCACCTCTGGCCGGCACCTTGGCGTGCGCTCAGCAGGCCGAACTGATCCGGGCGCTGTTCAAGCGCGGAGCCGCCTTTACCGATGGCGGCGTAACCGTGCAGATCGACCGTACCGCCGAGATCGGCGCCGGCGATCAAGTTGAAGGGCGCTGGAAGCAGATCATCAGGATCCGCTGGCACGCCGACATCTTCACCTCATAAATCACCGAAGCCGCCGAAAGGCGGTTTTTCATTCCGGCCATCCATGTGATGGCCTTTTTCATTTCTGAAAGGCTTCACATGTCCGCTACTGCAAATGGCATCAACACCCTGCTGGTGATCGGCAAGCAATCTGCCGAGGGCACCAAGGCCCTGGTCGGCAGCGGCCAACTCTACCCGCGCGTGACCGCGTCGTTCGACACCGACGCCGACAAGTACTCGTCCAACGAGATCGACCCGAGTCAGCAGCAGGGCGACACCCGCCTGGGCAACTTCCGCACCAGCGGCGACATCAAGGGCGAGGCATCCTGCGGCTCCTACGCGATCCTGATGGCCGCGCTGATGCGCCGCGACTTCACGGCCGGCGGCGTTACTACCGCGCAGGTCACCATCTCCTCGGCGGCCGGCGGCTTCGTCCGGTCGGCTGGTTCCTGGCTGGCCGATGGCCACCGCGCCGGCACCGTGGTGCGCGCCACCGGCTTCGCCACCACCGGCGTACCGAACAATGCCAAAAACTTCTTCGTCACCAGCGTCACCGCGCTGAACCTGAACGGTCAGTTCCTGGACGGCTCGACCTGCGCGGTCAAGGCGGCCGGCGACACCGTGACCGTTACCGCCACCGGCAAGCGCACCTATACGCCGCTGACCGGCCACACCACCGACTGGTTCACCGCTGAAATCCAGAGCCCTGACATCACTGTTTTCCGCAGTTTCGTCGACCAGCTGGTGAGCAAGATGGACATGGCCGTGCAGCCGAATGGTATGACCAGCTGCGACTTCACCTTCATGGGCAAGCGCGAAGACCCAACCCTGGGCGCCGCCTACTTCACCTCGCCGGCGGCCACGCCCGGCACCGGCAAGTTCTCCGGCGCCACGGCCATGCTGTCGGTCGCTGGCGTCCCCTCGCTGATTTGCACCGGCATGTCCGTCTCGATGGATGGCCAGGTGAAGATCGACCCGGTAATCGGTTCGAAGTTCGCCACCGCGGCATCGCGCGGCAAGGTCGTTGGTACCGGCCAGTTCACCGTCCTGATGCAGGACAGTACCTACCTCGACTACTTCAAGGCCGAGACCGAGGTATCGCTGGCCTACGCCATGGCGTCGAGCAATGCAGCGCTGGCCGATGTCATGACCCTGGCCGCTGGCCGCATCAAGATCACCTCGGCGAAAGTCGATGACGGCGAGAAGAACAAGATCGTCACCTGCCAGTTCGACATCCTCCGCTACAAGGGCAGCGATCTGCAACACGAGCTGACCACCCTGGCGATCCAAGACACCACTCTGTAATCCGGCCGTTCGGCCACCACTCACGGCGAAAGCCATCCCCAGCACCGACCGGTCGCTGTCGCCTTCGCGGGCGCGGCGGCCGGCACGGGCACTTACCACCCGCGAAAGGTACTACCCATGAACACTGCTCAAACCATTGCCGCTGTCGGCTTCGACATCCTGAACCTGACCACTCCTGTTGATCTGGCCGCGCCTGTCACTTTCGACGTGAACGTCCTGTTCAACGACGACGGCGATGCGATCGCCAGCCTGGTCATCGTCGGCAAGAACAGCCCCGAATACCAGGCCGAAAGCCACGCCCTGCGCGCCGAAGGCCACAAGCGCGCGGCGAAGCGCCAAACCACCATCGATGCCAAGACCGACGAGGGCGCCGTGAAGCTGGTCGACCTGATCGACGGTAATCAAGAACGTCTGGCGCTGGCTGTCGTTGTTGGCTGGAAGGGCTTCACCAGCGCCGGCGTCGAAGTGCCGTTCGATAAGGCGCTCGTGAAACAGGGCTTCGCCAAGTACCCAACCTGGGTTGATCTGATCTCCGCCGCGCTGGCCGTGGACGCAAATTTTATGAAGCTCTCGTCGCCAACCTCCTTGCCTTCGCCAAGCACCAGTTCGAACGAATAAGCAAGGCCGCCGACGGCAACGCTGTCGGCGATCACGTTGATGCCGCTAAGCGGCACCCGCTCTACAAGGCGGATGACGCGCCGGCGGCGCCTGAGGTGCCGCTGGAGCTTGAATACCTCTGGCTGCTGTTCCTCAAGCTCAGCCGCAAGAGGCAGAACGGTATGGGGCCTAACCCCATCACCAGCGAGGAAGTTCTCGCCTGGTGCATCCGCCAGCAGGTCGCACTCACGCCATCCGAACACACGGTCATCGATCAGCTCGACGACCTGTTCCTGTCGCAACAATACAAGAAGGAAAAGTGATGCCTGATATCGCCTCAATCGGACTTGGCATGGATTCGCGGCCTGTTGTGGAAGGCACTAAGGCGCTTGATGCCCTTGGTGCGTCCGCTACAGCTGTAGAGCCGAAGATCGATAAGGTCGCCAAGGCAGCGGATGGAATGAGCGAAGCAAGCGCCAAGGTTTGGCGCTACGGCACCGACGCGGCGAAGGCGGTCGAGGCATTGGGTGTGGCGAGCGCGCGCACCGGGGAGCGCACC